TGCCCACGCTAAAAAGGAGATCTCTTGACGAAGAAAAGCGGGTAAGTGGTATAGTTCACATAGGAGTCGGTAATTTTCATCGCTCCCACCAAGAGTCATATCTTAATGACCTTTTGAAATTAGACTTTGAAAAATATAAAAATTGGTGTTATACTGGTATTGGTATGATTCCTAGTGATAAAACAATTCAGACGAAATTAAAAAGAAATAAATTCAAGTATCATATCGTGAGCGTGAAGCATGACGGAAACACGTCTGTTGAACATGTGGATACGCTCATGGACATGTTATTGTCATACGAGCAGCTCGATGCGTGTCTGACGTTAATGGGTCAGGAGAGTGTCAAAATTGTAAGTATTACAATTACAGAGTATGGTTATACACTAGAACTTTCTGAATGCGACAAGCAACTCATCAAGATGTCTCTTGGAAAAATACAAAATAAAGATGTAGCGAGTTTACACGGAATAACAACATTTGGATTGATTTTAGCGGCACTTGCCCGAAGGTACAAGGCATACACTTGTCCATTTACTGTATTGTCTTGTGACAACATGAATGGTAACGGCGATGTGTGTAAAAAGAAGTGCTTAGACAGTTTGATGGATATAGATATTGATTTCATGGAATGGATGGATAGAGAGGGACGTTTCCCGAATACAATGGTCGATAGAATAACACCAGCATTAAACGACGACGATGTTATTCAATTAGAGAAGGATCTTGGGATAATAGACACGAAACCAGTCATTTGCGAAGAATATAAATCTTGGATAATTGAAGATACTTTTGTAAACGGCGAAAGACCCGCTTGGGAAAATGTGGGAGTCATATTCACAAAAGACGTAAAACCGTATGAAGAATTAAAGTTAGGATTACTCAACGTACCACATTCATACATTGCTTATTGGGGGATACATAAAGGGTACACATACGTACACGAGGTTGTAAGAAATGCGGAAATACGAGATGAAATATATATGTTTATGCAGGACATCATATCCATAATAGGTGTTCGAGAAGATATTGATTATATGGGGTACGCACAGACGGTGTTACAAAGATTTACTAATGCCACATTGAAGGATACATTGAAACGTGTAGCGACCGATGGAATTTTCAAATTCAAGACACAGGGACTGCCGTTGTTAAAAAGAGGGCTCGAATATGGATATCCTATGGTATCTTTTGCGAAATATATATCCTTATGGAAAATATGTGATGGATTACAAGATTCTATGTTAGATATACTAGGTGACGTAAGTAGTGACGAAACATTCATGCTTCGAGTTAAACAGTATGATGAAACATTTTCACAATAATATATTTGACTTCAGGTGATTCTCTTGTGAAGTGCATCATATCAAAATCGATACTTCCTCCATCTAAAACATTTTCCCAGTATACCATGGTTCCCTGTACGGGTGTAATTGAAATATCGTGGTAAGGGAATACAGTTTCTCCCCCTTTTTCGATATCATTAAGGTATACGATCGCTGTTGATATACGTTGAGGTCCGTAGTCTTCTAGATGTGAACCATACAACGCATCTACATGCAGAGCAAATTTCTCATACGGTTCGTATACATTCATATGACAAAAACTATTTGACTCGCGTTTGTATTTCATTTTGACGATATCATTGATTTTTTTATCAACACATTTCATTACCTTAGTATCACTCATCACGAGAGTGCCCTCGTTAAAAACGGATGACAAATTGACGATGGCATTATTTTTGTACATGTTTGCGAGATATACACATTCATCACATTCTTCTTTTGTCAATACATTTTTATGTACCTGGGGTTTGCTGTTACATCTAACAGTCGTGTCAATCACCTTGCGATGGCGACGAACATGAAGATAGCGACGAAAAGGATTAGTCACAACCCCTTGTTGACAGAGCATTTCTTACTCTTTAGAGAACTATTCTTTACTTTATATATGTATTCGTAATGTGAACCTCCCGATTGCGCATGATGGAGAATGAGTTTTATGGTTGGGTGCTTCTTTTTCCGTATGTTCGTCCCAAATCCATTGATGACTTTCAATGATTTCTGGAACCCCTTTTCTGTATCTGCGTAATAGATCCTCACACCAGATATTCCGATTTTATGAAGATGTTTTTCTAATGCTTTAATCTCGATATCACCTCCCCAAGATGTATTTTTTGACATCCAATGTATGTATTGTTGTGAACAGTCTTTGTCCGGTTTTCCGTAAGGATACATGACAGACAACAGCATCTTGTATGTTTCATCCTTTTCTGAACGTTGTTTCATGTACTCGATGGCTGTTTTCCTCAGTGATTTTCCCAACGTTTTGTAATCGTCTACTAGCTTCTTTTTGTGAATTATACCTTGAGCTATAGCATAAAACAAACAATTCCCCATGCCTTCATTCCTCACTATGCGGTACATTATTTTTTGAATTAAAAATAAAAAACCAAAGTAAATGAAGATTGCTCTCGATCTTGATGAGGTTCTTGTGCCTATGTTGAGTCACTTGAATACCCACTATGAAAAACAGTACAACAGGAAAGTGAAAACACCCTTATCGAAAGCAAATGAGTATAATTTTTCGACAATCTTCGATATCACACCCAGAGAAGCTCAATGGCTCGTGTATAGTTTTTATAGTTCAGATGAACACAAGAAGATAAAGGCTTTACCCGGGACGAAAGAAACGGTTATACTTTGGAAAAGCCTTGGATATGACCTCTATATACTTACCTCTAGGCAATCATATAGTAGGAAGTATACGTACGATTTGGTGACAAGAAATTTTGGAAATGTATTCGATGATATAATTTATTGTAATTCTCATAGTCTTTTAGGTGATAAAATAGAGAAGGGTGATGTGTGTAACGCGCTTGGTATTGATGTACTTATAGATGATAACATAGCCAACTTACGAAATTTACCAGACTTCACACAGGGTATATTATTTACTGGTCCTGATCCGTATCCATGGACGAAATGTGCACAACTTGACCGACCACCTGTTCGACGAGTGGATCGTTTCGATACGATTGATTATAAATGATCTTTTCAATACCGGAAGATGCGAGAAGCTTCGCGCAATTCAAACAAGGGTAATGTGTCACGTACGCGGTGGCACCACCGATGGAGACACCGCGCTTCGCGGCGTCAGAAATCGCGTTCTGTTCTGCGTGAACGGTCGCTTGTTCGTGTGTATCACGAATCACTGATTCGTGTGGTACATTTGGAAGATGTCCGTTATATCCCGTGCTGACGACCCTTTTGTTTTTCACGAGCACACAACCTACTCGAAGACGTTTACATTGTGATCTACTCGAAGCTAGTAATGCGAGCGACATGAAGTATTCATCCCAGCTTACGCGGTGATGCGCGTCAACGACCTCCTTTACCTTCTGAGTAATCATGTTCTTGTTTTGTACAACGTCTCTTCTTTTTAAAGTGTTTATGTTTTGGTTTGCTTTTCTGTTTCATGTCTTCCAGATGTTTATATTTATTTTTCTTAGGCGTCGTGTTGAAGTTTGTGTGAATGTAAGTGACGGCGAACATGGTAATATATGTATATGCGTACACAACGATATATTGTTTATATCATTTAACCCATTCGACGTGAATGGATGTGTTTATGACAACTCGCCCGAAATCGCTCACTGAATAGCAAAATGCGTTGTGTTCACTCTTGTTGCCGTCTATACCTGCCCACGAAGAACCGACAACCGCTGGCGACTTTACCATGAATATACCTCCACAAGCGCTCAAAACATCTATGATTCCCGTATTCATTCTCACTGTTCGTTTCTTGTTTTCTTTGAATTCGAGAGCATATGTATCATAGTAAACCGGCTTTTTACCCACCTTTCCAAAGGGGGTTACCATGGCGATGGTCTCGTCGCACAGCGTATCTCTAAATACGTCGAAGATATCTTCACTGAAAGTAACTTTCGTATCAACAAGGACACAGAATTCAGATGCCGACACATCCGGACATAGGGCCTTACACGCATTTCTATATATCGCCATGTCCGTCACCCTATCGATGTCTTTCACATCTTCCCACTGTTTCTTATTCATGACATCGCTCTGAAACGCTCCGTTGTTTCTTGCCATGAACGCTTTACATATTTCAACCGTGTCGTCGCTCGAGTCATTCTCAAATATGTAATACGCGTACTCGTACTCCGTATCTTTTCTCCTTATCTTTTCTAGTGTATCCAACGTTTTGAGAAGATCTTTACCGTTATTTCGGACACACATGAAAACATAAATCCACTTCTTATGCGCTATGCGATTCTTATATTCTTCACTGCGCTTAAGCACATTCGCTAATTCCCATTCTTTTCTTTTTTCTAAAAAGACTTTATACGTTTCTACCCCATCTGGGTCGGGATCACGATTTAATATTTTGTTGTATACCTTTGTTATCGTGTCTTCCATTATTATTTGTTTGAATTTTTTGTTGTCATACAATAATGTACACACTTAAAGACGCTTTCAAACTACCTCTCGTTGGAGAAGTAAAAGAAATGATTGAACAAAAGCCTAACACCGATGGCATCATTGGATCGTATAGACCATACGACGTAGTAAACATGTATCAACGAGACAAGAAAAATTGCGAAGCCATGAAATTATATCCCGAAATGTATATGAAAAAAGAAATCACCGATCCTCTTGAATAAGCTCTGCTTGTAATCGGGAATCGATTGATTCCTTAAGAAGTTTTTCCACATCAGTCTCTGGTTCCCATTCGTCCCAATGATCATGATAAAAGTTCATGAGCGCAATTTGTTCACTGTGTGAATCAGGTGCCCTTTTGAAGGGTTCGTGATTTTCTACTGTCATTTTTTCATTGTCATCGAGTTCTTCATCGGAAAATTTTTCTATAAGTTCCTCAAAGAGGAAACCCATTATTTTTTCTGCAATGTCGTCGTGAATATCACATTCTAATTCACATTCACCTTCGCCGAGATATTCATACTTTAATTTGAAGTCGTATGATTGAGAGTCATTCGAAATGACCCCTTTCCAAATATAGTCATTCATAACAAAACCTCCGTCTGTAATTGATATGTTCCACCTATCGTCTCCATTGGCAAATACAAGAGTCTTGTTTTTGAATTCTTTTAATCCATCTGTTGACTCCCAAGCAGTTATTGCTTCTTTCGATCTCGATTGAATATTGTCGATATTTTGAAATTGATGTGCTTGATACTGTAAACCATACAAAATATCTTCTTGTGTTACAACATCTCTACCACCTGCTTTCGCATAATCTCCAGCTGAGCGCATGCCTTCCTCTAAAAGAACAAGGAACATACTTTTTGCATTTGTGACAAATTCATCTAAATTGTCTTGGCTTACGAGGGGGTTGAATCCAGTCTGCATTATATCTTTATGAAGGCGTGTAATTCTTATACTTTTAATTTTTTCATGAAATAACTTCAATGCATACGGTTGATTTCATGCAAAAGATTTTTCTTCTTGTATTGAGTGGGTATATTACATACCTTGTATCTATACATCTTATGCATTCGGACACACAAGTTAATAACGCGAGGTTGTCACACATGACCAAATATATAGGGAAAGGGGCGCATTTTTCTCATCATGAACAACAACTTTTGGATGATGTCTATTTACCTAGTGAACTTAAGATAAAAATGGATGATATATACGGTCTTCAAGAAGAAAAAAATAAAATACATCGAGCATTTTTTGGGAAACCACACAGCATATTTAAAGACGTACAGAAGGGGAATGGAAATGGTGTTTTGCTTTATGGATTACCCGGAACTGGAAAAACAATGATGGCACAAGCACTCGCGAATGAATCACAAGTCCCCCTTATTTGCTTCAATATTTCAAACATTGAAAATAAGTTATTAGGAGAAAGCAATAAAACGGTTCAGGCATTGTTCACCCTCGCACAGAAGCTAAAACCGTGTATGTTATTCATCGATGAAATAGACTGTATTTGTGGTACACGAAACATGCTCGATCAATCACATGTAAACACAATGAAATCCGTTCTTTTAACGTATATGGATGGTATCGCATCAGAAGAAGGCATAACATTCATTGGAGCCACGAATAGAATGGATGCGATAGATCCAGCATTTAAACGGCGTATTCCGATTCATGTAGAAATACCACTCCCAGACGTTGAAACTATACAACACATGCTACGTTCTACGATAAATACGGATGATAAAACAATCGAAGACATATCGATGATATGTTTAGGTTTGAGTTGTTCTGATATTAAACAATTATGTCATTTAGTGAGCACTACGTACGAAGAAGGGATGAGTTTATTGGAAGCATTTAATGCAAACTCTCGCCTTGTACACGTTTGAATATGAACGTGTTATTGACAAAACTCGCCTTTTGTGTATCTTCGTGAAGTAAAAAGTCGTGCTCTTTGTAATGTTCTTCGAACGATTTCCATTCTACGAGCATGAGCCCATACTTACTTGTTATATCTCGTAATACATTTTCATATACCAGGTATTCGTGACTGATCATATTTTCTCCAAAATACAAGGTTCCAGTCATACTGAACTGAATCGCATCACCACAAGTAGATGATGTATCAAACATTTTCTTGATGAGTACTTGTTCGTTTGAAAATTCATCGCCGTTTCCTAGCATATTCAAAATTTTGTCACCATTTGGCACTGTGCCTATGAATACTCCTCCCGGTTTCAAAACGCGTGCTATATTTGAGAAGAATTCGTGTAGACATTCTTCTGAACTAGCAAAGTAATGAAGACAAAATTGACATGAAATCATGTCGTATAGCGTATTCAAATTACGCTTTTCCAGTGTAGTGTAAAATGAATCGCCATTTTTGATGACGTAAAATCTATAATCCCTCACATTTCTCAAATGTGCTTGATTAAACCTCCTTATAGCTTCTCTT